TTGTCTTCCAGTGCTTTTGGTGTGACCTGATAGGAAACTCTGCGTGGTGCTGTAAGATCGACTTCCGTATGATAATCGACCTTTGCCTTTTTGATAGGACCAGAAGTTCCAACAGGACCAAAGATATAAGTCTTTGCTGTAAACTGTAAAGTAAACAATGTCAACTTACGATCATCCATAGATCCTTCATAGTCATCCGTATAGTTCACACTATTCAGGACAACAGGAACATCTCTAAACTCTTCCATCGCATCAACCAATTTGATGGTCATGTTATATGATGGTTGGAAGAATGGTAGAATCTGTTCTACAATCTCAATAGCATCATCATTTGTTTTTGAGATGATGTTTAGTTCAAAGTCTACATTGTATGGAACTGGCGCATACTGTTTCTTAATTGCGTTATTGTCATCTGCTTTGAGATTGAGTGTGATCGCACTGAGTTTTCTACTAGCATCGTAGGAAACACCAGTCATCTCAAATGACAGACGTGGCAATGTAATCGCAACCTTCTGGTTGAGATCTGCTTGCTGCTCCAGTCTTGCTAAAAACTTTTGGCGAGAACCATACGCCAGAGGCACCTTCATTCTGCTATAGGTGCTTCCGTCTGCATTGTTCTTGCGAACCTCAATATCATTAAAGAGTGTGCCAAATCCAATGACACACTTTCTAATAATCTGGTTATATGTATATGTCCCTAACATGTCAAGTAGCTACTCCAAATGGGTTAGTCTCAGTAAAGTCAATAATGTCGTCCCCAAGATCTTCAAAGGCAACATTCTCATAATATTTAGTATCGGTACTTGCCATCTCATCTCTATTGTCTAGGATGATAGTTGCACCAGATGTGCTACCCATGATTGTTTCCCCAATCAAGAATGTACCAGTAGGGGATTTGAGTTTGATCCATGCCTCTTGAGCATCCCACTCTACAAGTTGTGCCATGGCACCAGTAGATCCACCAGTGACAGATTCTCCAATCTTAAATGAACCTGTGATACCTACAGGTGCTGCAGAGATTTGTACACTTGCAGTAGTGTATCCACTACCAGCATTGTCAATATCTAGTAATGCAACACTCTTATATCCAGATCCTTCACCTGTAATATTGAGTGCTGTCAACTTTCCATTTGTAAATGTTGGAATTAGTGTAGGCGCAACACCACCTGCTGCAGGTGCACTGATAGCAATCGTTGCTCTATCTTCATCGTAACCTTCACCGCCATCAACGATCTTGACAGATCTTAGAGTTCCCTCTTTTACTGTGCCTCTAATAACAGCAGATTTAGTTGGAGATCCACCAGATACTGTGATGTTAATAAGATATGCGGATGCTGTGGCACCTGTACCATCTCCACCGATAGTTACCGTTGGTGCCTCAAGATACTTGCTACCATTTTCTGAGATATACAGTTGCTCTAGAGCACCGTTATATACACTTGCAGATCCTGTAGCACTAACTCCATTCTGTGGGAGATAGTAGTGCTTGACAGTATATCCAGTATCGATGAGATCTTCATCACCCTCAAAGATATCTCCCTGCTCATCTTGATATTCAAAGAGTTCACATTGTAGTTTGAATATGTAACCCTTACCTAATTGATAGAATGGTTCTTCATGTTCTACAAACTTGATCTCAAAATAGTTACTGCTAAGTGGGAAGTAAATGAGATCTCCCTCTTGAGGTCTCTCTCCTACTTCTACATCTTTATCTAACAATAAGAACTGAGAAATTAAATCTGAAAATCTTTGCTGTGAGATCACCATTGTAATCTCGTCTGTTTGTCTGATTCCAAACTTAGTCAGTAAGTCACCGCCACCTTGAAATCCTTCGTTGTTCTCTAGGTATGCTTCAATGATGTATGAATCATCAAACTCAGAAATAACTTCCTCATTGAACACGCCATCCTTTCTAATAAGTTGTCTAGGAATGTATAGAATATCCATTCCAAACATCTTAAGATACTCCTCCACAAGGTTCTGCTGAAGGAATTGTTCGTTGCGAGTGCCGTGTGTGAAGAATACGTTTCTCATCCGATCATATCCATTGGTGGGAATTCATGACTAGAAAGCATTTCGTCCTCAAGTTTCTGGACTGCTTCTTTGCCCTCATTGTAAATAAATTCACCATTCATAGTGATGCCACCAGGTAACTGTGCTCCCTGGAACTTAATTAAGTTGGCACCCCATTGTCTACGAATCAATGCAGTAAGATAACGTTTGACCCAAAGATCATTGTATACTGCAGCAAAGTCAGATGGATCAACTGCACGATAACAATCGAGAACTAAGAAGTCTCCATCTGCAACATCTTCTTTAAAGTCGATGTCAAGATATAGACGGTCACCACGCATCTGATATCTAACCTGCTTCTGACCCTCAAGTAAGAAATAGATATCTTCTAATCTACGATTGACCATCTCATATGTCAGGATCTCTGTGTTTGTAAGATCCCAAAGATCATTCAGTCTCCACTGATAGCGAACGTCAAACAAGTTAGTAACGTTCTTAGAAACAAAATCAAATACTTTGACTACGCCTGTGATATAGTCTGGAAGTTTGATATAGTTGTTCTGAGTTTTATATGTAATACTAGTACCTGCTGATGTTGCACTGGTAACAGTTGTATCAGTATCCGTAGTCATGGTGTCAATAACAACCTGTGACATAGGAACTTTCAGGAAGGTTCTGATATAACCATCCATGTGACGCTCATTGTAATACTGGATAGCGTCATCTACCAGATCAGAAATCTGATCATCATCGACATTGATTTCTAATACAGGTGCACCGAGTTGACGCAGAGCGTAATCAATCAGTTCCTGCCTGGTGCTAGGTTGTGCCATGTTTACTGTGGATTGACGTTGAATCTGATGCGTACATAATATGTAGTGTCAGCGCTCAGGTTTACACTGTTCGGAAGTGTATATGATGTAAGGTTTGCAGTGTTACCAAGAGACTGGTGCACAATGCTAGAGAATGCAATATTTGGTGAGAACTGCCAGTCACTAGAGGTATGTACATAACCAGACTTAATCTGTGCAGCATCAACATTAACTGTTGGATTAAATGCTGGTGTGATGGTCTGGATGTTTGGTTGATCAACAAATGGTGTAGTAAAGTTTGCTTGAGTGGAGTAAGCACTCTCAAGACCATTGTTGTCTCTAAACTTGACCTGTACATAATATGCAGTATCAAAATCTAGAATTCCACTGGAAACTGTAAAACTAGTTTTGTTACCAGTATCACCTTGAGCAAACGTTCCAGCAGTATCGTAGACAGTTACGTTGTCTGCAGTTCTTCTAATTCTCCAGAAACTAGAGAAGTGTGTAGATCCAGCATACTCGGAGACAAACGCGGTTGTTGTGATAACTGGTTGTCTAGAAAGAGTTCTGTTTGTATCTGGATCAACAAAAGGAGTAACCTGGGATGGTGCAGATACAAATTCAGATTCATTGACTGTTAAAGTTGCTGCTACAGAAGTTACCGTTGTTGCAGCTGGGTTAGTGAGAACACAACGGAATTGTTCCGATGGTGTAGTTGGATATGTTGTAGCAGGTGTAGTGTACGATGCGTTATTTGCACCATTGATATTAGACCATGCACCACCACCATTGGTTGAGATTTGCCACTGGTATGTGATAGAATCACTAGTAATTGTTGCTGCAATAGTAAAGGTTGCTGTAGCACCCTCAATAACTGCAGTGTCCTGTGGTTGCGTGGTGATGTTGATTACACGGAGAACTGTTTGGGTTGCGGAAGCTGATGTAACATCAGCGGCAGAACCAACCAGAGAAACTACAACTCTATATCGATCATCGTTGTCATCGGCATATACTAATGTAGGCGTTGTAAATGCTGCAGAAGTTGCTCCACTAACTTGACTATAGTTGATGCCACCATCATCTGATCTCTCCCATTGATAAGTAGGAGTTCCACTACTTTGATTTGTAGTCACATTATATGTGGATGTGCTACCCTCATTGCCAGTTTGATTTGCAGGATCTGTCTGGATGCTGAGAGTTCTCTGTACAGTCAGAGTTGCTGCATTTGTGTAAGCAGGACTTACTGCACCAACAGCATCAATTTCGCAACGATACTGATCTTGATTGTCATCAGCATATGTTAGAGTTCCAGTTGTATAAGATGCATTAGTTGCACCTGGAACATCAGACCAATTAACACCAGCGTTATCAGACTTCTGCCATTGGTATGTGACATTAGGTTCATGGTCACTAAAACCACCAGCAAACTGTTCATCAGAACCACCGCCACCACCACTAGGAGTAGTGAAAGATTCTGTATCGAACGAAGAAGATGCAGCATTACCACCGATCGGTGTCATTGTGGTGTCACCGAGAGTTGTAAACGTAGCCGTTGTTCCTTCATCTACAGTAGCATCTGAAGGTTGTGATGTGACAATAGGAGTTACTGTCTCGACCTGTAAAGTTGCAGCGTTAGATGGAACCGTAGTTGCACCTGGAGCAGAAAGCAGACAACGGAATTGATTGTTGTCGTATGCAGAATCTAATGTAGGTGTTGTATATGAAGATGCAGTAGCACCACTAATATCACTCCAGGAAGAACCTTGAGTGATAGATCTCTGCCACTGATACGTAATATCTCCAGCGTCATTATCAGAAGTATTACCAGCAACACCGAATGTTCTAGTACCACCGATTGCACCTGTAGTGCTAGTTGGTTGAGATGTAATGTTGATTGTTCTAGTTACATTCAACAATGCAGCGTTTGTGAATGTTTCGGTAGCGCCAGTTGCATTCAATTTGCAACGATAACTATCACCGAAATCTGCATCGTATGATGTGGTTCCTGTTGTATATGATATAGTAGTTGCACCACCAATATCCGACCAAGTAGAAGTTCCTGCTTCTTGTTTTTGCCATTGATAACTAATTGTTGCGCTATCTAATGTGCTAGCAGCAGTTGTAAATGTTGCTGCAGCAGGTGCTACTGGTTGTTGATCTGTCGGTTGTGTAGAAACTGTGATGACACGGAATACTGTTAGTTGTACAGAGTTCGTGTACGATGGAGTAACCGCTGTATTGGTATCCATTTCACAGCGGAAGTAGTATGCATTTTTTGCAAAATCATCATCTACTGTTAGTGTCGCTGTAGTTGCTCCACTGTAACCACCAGCATTAGTAACGTTAGACCAGGAAGAATTATCCTGACTGACTTGCCACTGATATGTGATGAGAGATCCATCTGAACTTGTACCAGCAACTGGACCGAATGTTGCTGTACCACCAGACCCTGCCTCTACACTAGCATTAGATGGTTGTGCTGTGATAGTAACAAGAACACCAGTACCTAAAGTGGTGAAATTGTATGAGCGAGCATTCTGTGTAGTCTGCTCTGTTACTGTGATGTTAAAAGTGGTATCAAGGTAATCGGAAGTAACAGTACCAGATAGTACGCCAGTAGAAGTATCAAAAGTAAGACCGCTAGCGCCAATAGAATCTCCAGAAAGCGCGTAGTTTTCAAAAACTGGTTCGTTTGCAAATGTTCTTAAAACAGATGCACCAAGATCTATATTGACGCTATCTCCATTACTATATCCAGCTCCACCAATGGTTCCTGCAGAAGTTGCCCAGGTGATGCTTGTATCAATGAATGGATAGAATGCACCAAGAGATTTTGTGATACTATCGGCAGTAGACGTAGGTTCAAAGTCAACACCAGTATCTACTGGAATATATTTAACATCAGTATATGAACCTGTACCTTGCCCTTCTTGAACATCAGTCTGAGATCTTAAGGTTGTACCTGTTGCAACTACACCATCCTGTGCTTCATGATTTTTGTCTGCAGACTTAATGATAGCAGCATAATTATTTGCACCACCACCAGTTGTAGTAGAACTAGAAGTAGCACCTGATGTTTGAATTGTAAGAGTATTGTTTACAGCGTCTTGTGCCTGGATAGTAAACCAACCTTCCTGAGATTCAGAAACAATATCAATGCCAGATCCAGTGTTGGTAACAGTAATGCTACCAATCATACCAGGATGACTACTACACTGATAATAATATGTTCCTGCAGTATTTGGTGTCCAAGAAACAGTTGCAGTGCCCGTAGAACCTTGACCTGTAGCAGTAGGAGTGCTTACGTTTGGACCACCATCACTATCTCTAAGATAGAATGGATGTGAACTAGATACACCACTGAGGTTAAAGTTGAGGGTATCACCTCTATTGCAAGTTACCGCTACGTTATTACCTGCAATGTTCCCACTTCTATCTGTACCAGATAAGTTGTATGCAGAGGAAGACG